AAGACCCTTTGTGTAGTGCGTGGGCAGTTCTAGAACTTCTGGATCAACCAACCCTGCCTGAATGATTGGCAGAATCTGAGTGTTGATGATGAAACGGCGAATTGGATTCGCTGGTGTCAGATCGCCAGCGATTGGATTCTGACGCACGAAGCCTTGAAAAATGAAACTGCGCTTCTTCCAATACTTGTTTGCAAGCTCTTCAAGTGACTTATCTTTGTACCAAGGACGAACTTCTGCCAGGATTGGGCACTTAAATTTGTACTCTTCACCATACATTTCGATGCAAGGAACTTGTACAATGACCGTTTTGTTGTCATTGGTGCCTTCGACTCCGTTGAAAGGTAGTCGAATGATTTGACGTTCAACCCAGAACCAAGGATTGCTCTCATTACGATCTGGTAGAAAACGAGCAGTCGCTGATGCGCCTACTTCCATATCCCAGAATCGATAGACAGCATCGTTAGTGCGTTGTGTCTGTTTGGTTTTGTCGGTGTTTTGCGCCGATAGACGGGCGCGGATATCTGCTAGTGTAGCCATTTTGTTTCTCCTAAATGTGAGTTAAAAGTTGAGTTAAAAGTTGAGTTAAATTGTGAGTTGTTGGAGCAACTGACACAGTACACATTCTATTCGAATGGAGTACTATGTCAACTGTATATATGCCCAAAAGTTGAGCAAAAAAATAATATATTTTGCGCGACTAGAGACTTATTTTTTTGGAAGCGATTTGTTTTTTGATTCGCTAGCGCCGACTAGCTTTCCTTTAAAAGGATGTTGTTTAGGCGGTTTTCCCAGAACTGGACTAATAGTTCTGGCCTTTTCAGTAGGACCTAGCTGACCGACTTTTTTCTGCTGTGCGCTGATTCCTTCTTTAAACTCTTTGTTACCTGCTGCATCGTAATACGCCTTGATAACGTTTGATTGATTGATCAGGTTATCAAATGCTTTTCTACGCTCTTGCGGAGTGGCAAAGGGACCAGCTATCGGTACAGCTTGCCCAACACGCTCAAGATAGTATCCAGGTTTGCGAGAAGTTGCATTCAAGCTATAATTTGCCGCTGTGTCCGATTTAATTTCCTCACTTACCTTCAGTTTCTCTTGAATAATCTGGTTTGCCCAGCTATCAAGTTCATGTACCTCTTTCATTTGCGTGATTTTCTTGTTTAATCTATTTAAGATGGGTAAAACGCTCTCTATACGTGGATCTAAAGTTTCTCGGACGAATAACTCATTGATATGGTGTTCTTCGTTCATTTCTTCATTAAGTACTGGAGTCCATGCGTCGAAATAAGCGTTATAACCTCTGTGACCTGCTATTTTGTGAAGTGTTTCACGCAACGAATTGGTATATGTAAAAGCTTCGGAAAGTAATTTTTGGGCAGATTCTGTGAACTGTCCCTCGCGGGTGGCTCGTACAAAGCCTCGCATTTTGGTATATTCTTCGATCAAACTTGAAATGTGTCTGCCGCGCTCATCATATGGTGTGCCACCTTCGGCAATATGACGAGCATATACTTTGGCCAAACCTGGGCGCTTTGTATTAACTAAAAAGCGTTCGCCATTCTGATTTTCAATAAAAATTCTGCTTACATTGTGATAGCGTCTATCGGTTTCTTCAAGATTTCTGTTATGTTCTATGACAATTTTTACAGTAGGAACAGCATTATTAACGCTGGTTTTCTTATTGATTGCAGCATAAGATTCAAACACGTTTTTGTTTTTTAGATATTTTCTCTGTTGCATATCATAAGCTAATTCGTCTTGATTCTTGGGGTTCCAGCCTTTGCACTTGTTGCTGACCGCCCACTGTTTAAGCTCTTCTAATAAAGCAAACCAACTATTAGAAAATGGTGTTCCACTGGTATTTATGTCGTAACTATCGAATTTCTCGTCGTCGTAGTATAAATTCAGATACTTTTTGTCATCTATAAACAACCAAGCAGGGCCGTAGTTAGTTCCATCTTTTATAAAGTTAAATCTAATGACTTCGGCTTCCTGTGGCACAACTGGTTTGTTGTCCACCGACAGTGCGACGGGCTTAAGTCTTTTGGTTTTAAGCAAGTCAAAAAGTTGCAAGTATTTGGTTTGTCTAAATTCTTCGGCCATAGCTTTATTTATGCTTAGCTGTATACCGCAAAGAATGGCATAGGAGCAACGTAATCTTCGTGATCGCGAATTTGACTCTCTAAATCCCCGTGATATTCTCCCAGAAGCTGAATCATGCGAATTACCAAGAGGGTGGACATAATCAAGTCGTCTGTTTCACCGATTTTTGCTGCATAGCTACCACCATGAGCGATGAAGGTTTTGAGTTCTGATATTGAGGCTTTACTTTGAATCTTCATTTTTTTACTTTCAATCAGTGTTTTTAATTTTGCGCAAGCCGCAAGTTTAGACTTATGCGTAGTCGTAAATCCCTTGCGTTTCTTGCCGCGCTCGCTTAGGAAAGTTCCTACTATGTTATGTTCGCCATATTCATTCAATGAAATTAAGCTTGCTTCTCCTATACTATTGTTTTCAATAGAATAATATAGATTATTAGGCTCGTCGGTACATTCAACGATATAACGATTAATATCAGCTAAAAGCTTGATTTGATTAGGAATATCGGTTCTGTTGTGCTTCCACTCGCCGATTTGAGTAGTATTTGTCGCATCAAAAATCTGAATAGCGGCAGGATCACCGCCTGTGCCTAAGCTTGGATCCAATCCAACTGCATAGATGTTTCCCTTCTTTGGTTTGCTAAACCATCGTACTTGACCATGCTTGAATTCAGGCTCTACAGATTCCAGCATTAGCAGAGTGTTAGGATTAATCAAAGTTTCGTCTGCTACGATGAACTCGCAATTAGAACATAAAACTTCGCTAGCATAGAATCTTTTATTTTTTCCTACATTCACTAGATCATACACAGTTTCTAGTTTATTTTCTTTTATAGACAGTATTTTTTTAATCCCAGATAACGTTAGTACTAAATCACCTGATTTTAGTTTGTCTGCTGGAATTTTTTCAAGAGTATTTAAAAAAACATGATGATCGGGAGTTAATGTTACTTCGGTACCCTCTAATTTAATAGTAATAGTATGCATTACACCTTTATTGGTCAATCCATCAAACTTTTCCCATCCCGAATCTGTTAAGATTTCTAAATTCAAACTATTTTTTATTAATTCTTCCATGTAGGAATCCTTTTGGTTGAGAACCTTCACGGTACTGCTCTTATTATGAACTAACATGTTTTCTAATTCTCGCATACTGATTGTTAGTATCCGTTGATTGTTATCTCTCACCGTAATCATCGTATTGCCGCTAAAGCATCCGATTTCGCGATTAAATTTGTCTTCACCTAGCTTGGACTTCATATCATCAGCCCATTTTTGATCTCTACCAGGCTGTTCAGTCCAGGATGCGCGATATGCTTTGAACCCGTTCACACCCATCTCTGTAGGATTTCCAAACTCGTCCAAACACTTGTTTGCACCTTTCCAAATCAGTGCGAACTGATCTTCGTCGGAATTTGGTGTGCTAGTGATAATTGCTTTACCACCTGTAGCTAGCGTAGGAGTGATGGATGTCCAGAACAGTTCTGCGATAGATGGACGCACGAACGCAAATTCGTCCAGGTAAAGCAATGAGATGGACATACCACGACCAGTATTCTCAGTCGTGGTCGCAGAGACGATGCGACTACCGTTTTCAAAGTCCAAGCTGCCCTTGTTGTAGGTAGTAACCCCAGCTTTGATGTGCATAGGACAGTTTTCATATGCATATCTGATACGCTGCATGATTTCTTGTGCACCAGTGTACTTGTGTGCGGCAATCAAAACAGTGCTATCTGGAACAAACATTGCATACCATAGCAGATAACCAGCGGCACTAGTTGACTTACCACTCTGGCGGGGCATCAACGCTATGGAATATCTGTAATTATGGTAGGTTTCTATCAGCCGTCTCTGGTATGGATACGGGTGATAATTCATACTACCCTTAGTAGGATGCTGTATTATGAAAAAATTGTCCATGAAATACAGATAACCTGTTTCGGGATCACAGCATTTTATAAAGTCATCTAACTGCTGTTGGGTCTCAAAAACAGTTTTGACGTATGGATCTTTGATTAAAGTGGTAGAATTACCCATAAGAGTATTTATTGGGTAAAAAATATTTTAAAGTATTTCTTGCCAACCAATTTGAGCCAGCACATCAGCATTGTTTGATGTTGAAGTCAACGCCAATGTAAAAGTGTCACTTACTCCAGCAAGTGTTCTGCTTAACTGTCCGTAGATGTTGTCGAGAGCAAGCGTAGCTAATTCTCTTGATGATAGGTATCCGCTTTCCATTTCTGTTCCGCCAGAAACTGCTGTTGCGGCAGTGTCAACATCTACCCTAGAAGTAGATGACGCACTTGCAAATGTTGCTCCTGTTAGAGTAGCATTCTTTAGTACAACCCAACGATAGTAGTGTACGGTGGGACTCAACATATCAACCTGTTCTAATCTTACAATACTATTCAAATGTGTACTATTCAAACGAATGCTTGCTATGGGATAATATGTGCCAGCGGTTGCTAGTCGTTTTACATTGATACCAGTACCAGCAGTAAAAACCTGAGTTGCCATAGTATAGCCGCCTTCAGAAATAACAGTGGTACAGATTTGCTTCAATGTGCTTGCGCCTGAAGTAGCACCTGTATTAGTTATTTCATATCTACACGGTAATGTAGCAGTACCCATATATGTTGTAGTGAATGCTGGATCGTTTGCGTGATTAAATATGTGACACGTAATAAACTGACCATTGATGAGAAATCCAGTACGCACTGATCCAACACCCAACCACTCAATGTCTGTCCAAAAAATCTGGGTAGCATTGGTGTCTAATGTTAAACCACTTGGTCCTGTACCGTTTAGTTTGTCAGTATTCCAATTTGCCTGTGCTATTCTTTCTTCTACCAAACTACCTGAACTACTTGAACGAATAACCAGGTTCTTAGTGCTGTTAGTTTGTTCAAAATATATACCGTTGGCTGCGCCAAAGTAACCAACACGTTGTCTTAACCCTGTCTTAGCAGGTGACATACAGAAACTAGACATTATTAGTAAACTCTTACCTGGCTGGTAGGGGAAGCACCAAATACTTTCACGAATAACTTCACTACCACTTGCCGCAGTTACATTTAAGTTTCTGACGTTGGCATTAAAGTCAAAAGTTACGGTTCCACCAGTAGCAGTTGCACTTGACCAATCATATCTACGCTCACCAGATAATGCTGAGTCAAAAAATGTGTAAGGGTTTGACACACGCAATCTAGCAAATGCATCTAGGTTATTGCCACCGAGTGTAACCTGCGGCGAGCCTGTTATTGTAGTATTGACATTACCTGATACGACCCAAGGGCTAGTACCTTGAGTTACAGTTACATTACCACCTGTGACGTTTGCATTAACATTACCTGTAATTGATGGCATTGTGCCTATATTTACATTACCAGTAACTCCAACATTACCGTCAATAGTTAAACTACCACCACCATCTACTACGGTGACATTTGCGGTAATTCCTGCGACATTTCCAGTAACACTACTTACTGCTACTGTACCAGTTACTGCCGCATTGACATTAGGCATCGTGCCAATGTTAACATTACCTGTAACACCTACGTTACCGTCTACTGTTAAACTACCACCACCATCTACTACGGTGATATTTGAGGTAATTCCTGCGATATTTCCAGTTACGCTACTTACTGCTACTGTACCTGACACAGCGGCATTGACATTTGGCATTGTACCGATATTGACATTACCAGTAACTCCTACATTACCATCTACTGTAATACTTCCGCCGCCGTCTACTATTGTTACGTTAGATGTGATAGAACTTACTGCTACTGTACCCGTGACTACGGCATTTACATTACCACCAGTTACATTAGCATTAACGTTTCCTGAAACTACCCAAGGACTTGTTCCTTGAGTTACAGTTACATTACCACCTGTGATGTTTGCGTTGACATTTGGCATAGTGCCAATGTTAACATTTGCTGTAATACCTGCAATGTTTCCTGTAATACTACTTACTGCTACTGTACCAGTTACTGTGGCATTAACATTTGGCATTGTGCCGATGTTTACATTGCCCGTAACACCTACATTACCGTCAATAGTTAAACTTCCGCCACCATCTACTACTGTTACGTTAGCAGTGATACCTGCAATGTTTCCAGTGACACTACTTACTGCTACTGTGCCTGTTACTACGGCGTTTACATTACCGCCGGTGATATTAGCATTGACATTACCTGTAATTGCCGGCATAGTATCGACATTGAT